CCATCCTCCCTCTCCGGAGCGTAATCTCGTCACTCTCGGTGAGCAAACTACAGTGAGTGAGTACTAGAAGCGCGCGGTACGATGCGCGTCATGGCGCATCGGGACATCCACGTCAACTTGGTGACGCGGCAGACAGGGAGCACGGGCGTGCAGATTCAGCCAAAGATCTTGAAGCACGGGGACGATCACCCCTCGGTGCGCGCGGCGCTGAAGGCGCTGGCCGACACCTACGGCATCACCGACGATGAGGTGTTCGGCATCGAGCTGCACGCCGAGGTCGGCCAGGCCATCACGATCACGCCGTCCCTGTTCCTGCCGGGCAACGTGGATCCGGAGCTGCTCCGGGAGCGCGCCAGCCGCCTGCTCTCCGCTGCCAACCGTCTGGAACAGGAGCGCATCTGCGCTCCGGAGCGCACTCCGGTGTTTGATCTCGCGCGGGAGCAGGACGGAGCGCCGCAGGCATGAGCGAGCCGGAGCACGCGGAGCAGGACGAGAGTGCTCCGGAGCGCGACACGCTGCTCTCCCAGGTGGAGCACTCCTTGGTGGAGGCGGAGCACGGAGCACGCTACGCGGCGGCCAGCGCGCTGGCGGAGCACTACGCGTTCTTGATCGATCAGGCTGCTCCGACCAAGACCTACGCCACCGCCATCCGCGTGCTCCAGCGCTTCATCGACGACCAGATCACGATGGTGCGCCCGGCACCGGAGCAGCGCGAGATAGAGCGCGCGTGGGACACGGTGCGCACCGCGCTGGCCGAACACAGCGTTGCCAGCGACCTTGGCCCGAAGCTGCTCACGGCACTGGAGCGCTTGGACCTCACCACCAACAGCGCCGGCAAGCCGGGCCGCCTACCGGCCGCCGCGCCGGCGGGGCAGTCCGGCGCGCCGCCGATCGGCGGCAACGTGCAGACGGCGCTGACGCTGCTCCGCGGTGGCGCGACGGAGCGCACTAAGGGCGCCGGGGGGTGAGTCCGCCGTTCATGGCGCCGGTGGACGCGGTCGATCCGGAGCACGTGCTCGGGAGCACGACACCGCGCCTCTACCCGAAGCCGCTCGTCACCGGAGCACCCGGCCCGTGCGGCTGCTCCTGCGCGCTCACTCCGGCCAGCAGTTACGGGTTCGACGTGGCGGTGTTCGCGGAGCACGTGCTGCGCATGCCGCTCGATCCGTGGGAGCGGTGGCTCGCCATTCATGCGGGTGAGCTACTGCCGGACGGCCGCCCGCGGTTCAAGAAGCTGCTGGTGATCGTGGCGCGGCAGAACGGCAAGACGACGCTGCTCAAGGTGCTCACGCTCTTCTGGCTGTTCGTGGAGTGCTGGAAGCTGATTGTCGGCCAGAGCACCACGGTCGCGACGGCGCGCGAGGTCTGGAACGACGCGCAGGAGATGGCGCTGGACGTGCCAGAGCTGGCCGCCGAATTCGGCCACGTCCGCCGCGACAACAACGATCCGTTCTGGCGCACGACCGGCGGCAGCAAGTATCGGCCCGCGGCGGCCAACCGGCGCGGCGCGCGTGGTGGCTCGATTGATCGGCTGATCGTTGACGAGCTGCGCGAGCATCAGAACTGGAACGCGTACAACGCAGCGCTGCCGACCATGAACGCCCGTCCGTATGCGCAGGCGTTCCTCATCTCCAACCAGGGCGACCGGCTGTCCGCCGTGCTGCTGGAGCTGCGTAAGACGGGCATCGCCAACATCGAGGCGGAGCAGGACGGGCAGCCGCTCATCGATGAGGAGTTGGGGCTGTTCGAGTGGAGCGCCTGGAAGAGCGCGGCCATGACGGACCCCTACGCGCTGGCGGCGGCCAACCCGAACATGAACCGGCCAGGCCGTATCCGTGGCTCCAGTCTGCTGGCCGAAGCTCGGGCTGCCGCGGACTCCGGGGACATGGAGCGTATCGCCGGCTTCCGCACGGAGATCATGTGCATGTACGTGCCGAGTCTGGACGCGGCCGTCAGCCCGGAGGGGTGGGAGGCGGGCGCGCGTCACGGCACATTGGCCGACTACCGCGGGCGCCTCGCGCTGGTGCCGGAGCTGAGCCCGGATCGCCTCCACGCGTCCATCTCCGTGGCCGCCATGGTGGAGGACGGCAAGGTGCGGGTGGAGGTGCTCACCAGCTGGGCCGGCATGGGGGCGGCGGCGCATCTGCGCCGGGAGCTGGCCGGGTGGGTGCGCAAGGTGCGCCCGCGCAAGGTGGGCTGGCTTCGCGGCTCTCCGATCGAGGCGGTGGCGGCAGAGCTGACCGGCCCGGCCGCCGTGGCGAAGTTCGGTCCGGGCGTCCAGGTGGAGGCGATCGGCAGCGAGGTGCAGGCGGTGTGTATGGGGTTCGCGGAGATGGTGGATGACGGGATGATTTTGCACAGTCCGGTGCCGGAGCAGGAGCTGCTGGACAAGCAGGTGCTCGGCAGCGCGAAGCTCTGGCGCGGCGATGCGACGTGGCGCTTCAGCCGCAAGGGCGAGGGGCACTGTGACGCCGCCTACGGCGTGGCGGCGGCCACGCACCTGGCGCGCACGATGCCGCCGCCGCTGCACGCCGTGGGCGGCTTGGTCGTGGTGAAGTGATCACTCCGCTGACGGCGCGGCAGCGCGAGGTGATGCGCCTGGTGGCGGCCGGACGCCTTCGCAAGGAGGTGGCGCGCGAACTGCACATCACGCAGGACACGGTGAAGTCGCATATGCGGTGCATCTACGCGAAGCTCGGCGCCCGCACTGCCAGCCATGCGGTTCATCTTGCCCACCAGGCCGGCTACCTCTGACGGACCAGTTGACTTCCGAGTGATGCAGCGTATGGTTGACAGCATGGATGCGATCGATGGTTTCTGGAGAGTCTGCGCCGAGTGCAGCGAGTGGCTCATGGGCAACGACGCGGTGAGCGCGGATGTGTACTGCCGGAAGTGCAAGGGCCGGCAACCGACGTTTGACGAGTGGGCTGACGGTGTCAAGCCGGGCGACGCGGTGTATCTCCAGCCGTACTGTGCGATTGATGGGCTCTCCCGCTCGCCGCACATCGTCATCGCACGTCACGGCAGGATGTTGACCGTGCAGCGGCTCGGCTACACGAAGCGGCAGATTGAGGTCAGCGTCAACAACTGTGGTCCGCGCGACATGACGCCGAACCCTCGTTACGCAATGTACTAGAAACCTGTTGACATCCGAGTGACTCTCGCTGTAGAGTATGAGTATCAGCAAGGACAACTACACAGCGAGGAGAACGAAGATGCTGTTCTACACGGTCGGTTTCGTCTACAGCGATGAGGCCACCCCCCGTGAGGAGAACTTCCGGACCGTCAAGGCCGTGAACGCCGAGGCCGCAAAGGACATCGTTCAGATCAAGGCCATTCTGAACGGCGATCGAGTCCAGATCACCGGCGCGATGACCAACTCCTGAGAACATGAAGACCCCGCCACCGAGCGGGGTTTCTTCATGTCCGGCGCCGGGTAATACGCAGCGGCTGATCATAAGCGCGCGCCTACGGTGTACGCTCTCGCAGCATGGGGGCTCTCTGGCAGAAGGTGAAGCGCTCCTTCTCGGTGCCCCCGGCCGAGCGCCGGCAGTTCGCGGCCAGCCCGTACGGCTACGAGTCGCCCGCCTACTCGATCTTGATCAACGGCATGTTCGGTCAGAACGGGCGCGGCACCTCGGTCTCTGGCCGCATGGACGCCATGGAGATCCCGGCGGTGCTGCGTGGCCGGAACGTCATCTGCGGGATCTCGAATCTGCCGCTGGAAGCGATCAATGCGCGCAACGAAGTGCTTGATCATCCGCTATTCAGGCAGATCGATCCAAATGTGGCCAATGTCGTCACGCTTGCGCAAACCGTGGAAGATCTCCTCTTCGACGCCGTGGCCTGGTGGAAGATCACACAGGTTGACGCGGGCGGCTACCCGGCCAGCGCCATCCGGATGGACCCCTCCCAGGTGGGCCTCACGCCGCCGTCCGGCTACCACCAGGGCTGGCTGCCGAGCGAGCTGCCCACCACGGGCGTCGTGTACATGAAGGGCGAGCCCGTCCCGTGGTCACGGGTGATCCGCTTCGACTCCCCGAACCCGGCGCTCATGAAGGTCATCCGCCGCATCCTGATCCGCGCGCTGGCGCTGGATCTGGCCGCCGTGCGGTACGCCGAGAATCCGCGGCCCGCCGACTACTTCAGTCCGCGCGACACCGCGAATGGTGATCCGTTCGTGGACGATGAGAACGGTACAGCGCAGGACAAGATTCGCGCGCTGTTGACGGATTGGAAGGAAGCGCGGCAGGAGAGCAGCACCGCGTACGTCCCGGCGGCGCTGGAGTACAACGCCGTGCAGCAGCCGACCCCGGCCGAGCTCCAGCTGGTGGCACTCATGGCCGCGGTAGACAAGCAGCTCGCGGTGGCGATCGGGCTCGATCCCGAAGAAGTGGGCGTCAACACCACCAGCCGCGTCTACCAGAACGACACGGACCGCCGCAAGAACAAGATCAACGATCTGCTCGCGCCGTACATCTCTGCCATCACGCAGCGGCTCTCGATGGAAGATGTGACCAAGCGCGGCGTGCGCGCCCGCTTCAACCTGAACGACTACCTCAAGGCCGACCCCAAGACGCGGGTGGAAGTGCAGCAGGCCTACCACGACATGGGCGTGATGAGCACCGCCTGGATCGGCCAGGAGGAAGGGCTGCCGCCGGGCGCCGCCCCGGCCGAGCCGCCCGCACCGCCGCCAGCCCCGCGGGTACCGGTCTCGCCGGCCACCATCGCTGAGATCGAAGCGGCCGGAAGGAGCGCCGATGACGCGCGTCAATCTTGAGTTCGAGGGTGACGGCGGAACCTTCGCCGTTGATCAGCGGCGCCGCACCATCACCGGCCTGGTGATCCCGTGGGGCCAGAGCGCGCGGCACGCCGGACGGCTGTGGGAGTTCGCGCGCGGCTCGCTGAAGTGGGGCGATCTGCGCCGCGTCAAGCTGCTGCGCGACCACGACAACAGCCAGGCCTACGGCTACGCGCTCAGCCTGGAAGAGACCGACGCCGGATTGGTGGGCACGTTCAGCATCGCCCCTGGCCCGGAAGGTGATCGGGCGCTGGCGCTGGCCGAGCACGGCACGCTGGACGGGCTCAGCGTGGGAGCGGACTGGACGGAGAACGACTTCGCCCCGCATCCCGACAAGCCGGGCGTGCAGCTGATCACCAATGCGTTCGCGGCGGAAGTCAGCATGACGGCCATGCCCGCGTTCAAGGACTCTCGCCTCACGTCTGTGCGGGCGAGCGATCAAGGAGAGGAGCCGGCTGTGCCGGACATCAACCCGGAGACGGCACCGGCCACGCCGGCGGCAGCCCCCTCCACCCCCGCGGCGCCCGCCGCGGCGGCCCCTGCTACTCCGCCGCCCACCTCTGCGGCCGCCGCCGCCGCGCCCGCGGCGCCTGTCACTCAGGGCTTCAGCGTGGACGACATGACGAAGTTGTTCGCCGCGATGCGGCAGAACGACAACGTGACCACCGTGGCTCAGGGTGGCGCTGTCACTCCGGCCGCGCCCGCTGAGCCGCGCGCCGTGGTGGACCCCACCACGCAGGAGATCGTCCCGAACGTGGGCGGCGCTTTCGTGGCCGAGCCGCTGCCGTATCGCTTCAGCTACGAGCGGCCCTTCGAGGGCAAGCCCGGCCGCCACGTGTTCCACGTCGGCCAGAAGTACGATTTCTCCACCGACCTGTACGCGGTGATCAACAAGAAGAGCGGCGTCGATCTGGACGGCGCGCTCAAGCGCGTCAACGACCTGGTGCGGCGCACCTTCGCGGTGAGCGTGGCGAACATCGCCAGCGTCACGCCGAACAAGGACCGCCCGGACATGTGGGTCCCGCAGATGGATTTCACGTCTCCGCTGTGGGACATGGTGAACGCGGGCACGCTGGCCGATGGCACGCCGTTCGATGTGCCGAAGTTCAGCTCCGCTTCGGGCCTCGTGGCCGCCGCGACCGCGGGTACCGAGCCGGCGCCCGGCGCCATGGCCGTCACCACGCAGACCATCACGCCCACGCAACTGTGGGGCAAGGTGGAGATCGAGCGGCAGGCGATCCGGCGCGGCGGCAACCCGCAGATCTCCGGCATCATCTGGGATCAGATGCTGCGCAGCTACGTGGAAGCGCGCGAGAGCGCGGTGGCCACGTTCCTGAACACGCTGACGGCGGCCACGGACATCACGCTCACGGTCGCGACCGGCGCCTCGGACGCGACCGAGGACCGCGCTTCGGTGGCGGACCTGGAGGCGGCGCTGGCCGATCTCCAGTTCGCCCGGGGCGGCAACCGCTTCAGCGCGGCGGCGGCTCAGCAGGATCTCTACCGCCTACTGGCGCGCGTGGCCGACACCACGGGCCGCAAGCTCTACCCGATGATCAACCCGATGAACGCCAGCGGCACCACGCGGGCGCTCTACTCCACCATCGAGATCGGTGGCACGGTGTTCGTCCCGGCGTGGGCGCTCGGCGCCGCCGGCCAGACCAACCCCACCAACTCGTGGCTGTTCGACCCGGCGAAGGTGCTGGGCTGGGCGTCCGAGCCGGACCGGCTGGACTGGGACTTCGGCGCCACGGTGCAGACCAACAACGTCACGCAGCTCGCCTACGTGACGATGGGCATCTACGGTGACGTGGCGCTCGCCAACACGGACATCAACGGCGTCCGGCAGATCGTGCACGACCCGGTCGGCTCCTGATCGAGCGGACGACAGTCACCCGCGCCGGGTGATTGAGCCCCGCCCGGTGCGGGCTAGCGAGAGCGGAAGGAGGTGAGCGTGGTGGCGATCCAGGTGCGCAGCAGTGCGGCGGCCGATCTCGTGATCGGCATGCAGTGGATCATTGACGTGCAGGCGAGCGAGCTGCCGACTCTAGTGGTCACGAAGCCGGACGGCACCACGCTCATTCCTGCCGTGATCTTCACGCAGTACATCGCCTGGACAGGACCGCTACCGGTCGCGCCGTTCGCCGAGTACGTGTACCGCGCGGTGGTGGCGCCGTCCACGGCCGGCCGCTGGGTCGCCACGGCCAGCACGGTGACGGACGGCACGGCGTGGACGCAGGCCTTCGTCTCGGCAGTCTCGGTGGCTGCCGGCTTCCCGACCCCTGCCGAGCTGTCCGACTGGCTCGGCGGCACCGGGGCGCACAGCTACACCACGCAGGAGATGACGGAGGAGCTGGCCGCGGCCACCGTGGCGCAGCGCCGCCACTGCAACATCCCGGTGGCGTACCCGGTGGATCTGCGGGAGGCGTTGCTGCGGCGCGCCGCCCGGTTGCTGTTCATGCGGCGTCAGCTTACGGAGCAGCCGCGGGAGAGCGGCGATTTCGCGCTGCCGTCCACCGTGCCGCTCGGCCGCGACTGGAGCACGCGCGAGCTGGAGCAGCCTTTCCTCAAGACGCCGGTCGGGTAGCGCGCCATGGGCTTCGAGATCAGACCGGCGATCAAAGCGGCGCTGGACACGGTAAGCGGTGTGCAGGGATTCGAGCGCCAGCCGATCAGCCGCAACGTAGGAGACGCCTGGCCGCGCTGGGCGCTCGATACGCGCGTAGCGGCGGGTGTCTTCGAGACGGCATGGGCGGTGATCGTCCGACTGCCGGACGACGAAGCGGCGCGCGAAGCCTGGATCGAGGATCACCGCTGGCCGCTGGTGGACGCGCTCGCGCATCTGATCCACGTGGACACGATCGGACCCGAGGTGCTGGAAGACTTTCCGGCACTGATGATCATTGGTAGGGAGTGACTGAGGGATGCCAGCAGCAACCAACTATCTCGGTGTCCTGAAGGACTCCGAGGTGCTCATCGAAGGCACGGACTACGCCAACCAGATGACGCGCTCCCGGCTCGTGCCGGAGGTGCCCACGCAGACGGTGCGCACGCTGGTGCCGGACGGCACGATCAACGATGTCGACTCCGCGGCCTGGACGTGGGAGATCGCCGGCATCCAGAAGTTGGCAACCGGCGGGTTGCTGAAGCTGCTGAACGACAGCGAGCCCGGCGCCCTGCTGGACGTGGTGTGGCAGCCGCTCAAGGACGCTGTCGGCCAGCCGCAGTACAGCTTCACGGTGCGCGCCAAGCCCGGCCCTATCGGTGGCGATCAGGGTGCGTTCGCGCAGTTCGAGATGGTGCTGGAGCTGGAAGGCGAGCCGGTGCAGGTGCCGCTCTCCTGAGGCGGTAGACGCACGGAACACTGACGGTAGATCAACGGTAGAAAAAGGGCTCACCCGTGAAGACGTTGCAACTCAAGTTCGAAGTTCAGATGGAAGGCGCGCCGGACGTGCTGACCGTGCTGACCGATCAGCGCGACCACGCCGCCTACGAGGCGTCCGACGAGTATCAGGAGGACGGCAGCCGGCAGGCCACCAAGCTCCGGTACCTCTGCTGGAACGCGATGCGCCGCACGAAGACGCTGCCGCCCGGCGCCGGCTGGCCGAGGTTCAACTCGGAGTTGTGCATCCAGGTGCAGCTGGTGGGCACGCTCGGCCAGGAAGGGGAGCCGGACGGCGAGGAGGGTGAGGACCCTTCGTAGGGCTCGACGCCTGGCCGGATGACAGCTTCCGCTGGACAATGATCATGTTCGCGCGGAAGCGTCACCTCTCGTTGGAAGAGGTGGAGCGGATGCACCCGCGGGACTTCGACACCTGGTTGTTGCAGGACAAGCTGGACGAGATGAAGGCAGCGCAGGAAGCACGGTTCGACGGCTTGCACGCCGAGCACAGCCAGGCGATGGGGAGGTAGCGGTGGGCACTAGTTTTGCAGCGTTCGCCAATGAGATCCGCGCCTTCAATGCGCGCGGTGACGTGGTCAACGCGTTGCGCCGCGACGTTCGCAAGCCTCTGCCGGAATTGCGCCGAGACGTGCGCAGCAGTGCTACCTCCACCCTGCCGGCGGGCGGCGGACTCGGCGCGTGGGTGGCGCGCGCCCGGCTGACCGTCAAGTTGAAGGACTCCGGCCGTAGCGCCGGCATCCGGATCAAGGTGAGCAGGGCGGCCGGTGACGGCGACAAGGCCGACCTGAACGCGCTCGACCTCGCTGGCGCGGTACGCCACCCACTGCACGGCAACCGGAAGCGCTGGTATCCACAGCGGGTGACGCCGGGGTTCTTCACCAAGCCGTGGGAGGCGTTCCGGCCGAAGTTCATCAAGGTCGCGGACGAAGCGGTTGACCAGGCGCTGGATGTGATCCGCCGTGGCTAGGGACATCGAAGCCGATGCGGTCATCAACGACAAGAGCGCCGCCGGTCTCCGCAAGTTCGAGGAGAACGTTCGCAAGTCAGGCAAGAAGGTCGAGAAGGACTACGACACGCTCGGCAAGCGCACCGGCGAGTCTCTGCTCAAGGGCATCGGCTCGTTCAGTCCCAAGCTGGCGAAGGCGCTGGCCAACGGCGTGGGCGATGCGGGCAAGCTTGGCGGGCCGCTGCTGATCACCGGTATCGCCGCGGCGCTTCCCGTGCTGTCCGGGCTGGTGGGCGCCGCCGTCACGGGCGGCGCGGCTGGCGCGGGCATCATCGGCGGCATCGCGCTGGTGAGCCGGGACAGCCGCGTCAAGGCGGCCGGCGAGCAGCTCGGCGCCAACCTGTTGAGCGGGCTGACCGCCCGCGCCGGCTCGTTCGTGCAGCCGGTGCTGCGCTCGATCGACATTTTGGAAGCGAAGTTCCTGGAGTCCGGCGACACGATCGAGAAGATCTTCCAGAACACGGCCAAGTTCGTGGAGCCGTTGACCGACTCGCTGGCCAATGCCGGGCAGTCGCTGCTGGAAGGCCTGGAGATCGCCACCTCGCGCGCCGAGCCGGTGATGGACGCCTTCGGCGAGGGTATCGAGGGAACCGGCGAGGCGATCAAGAGCGTTTTCGACGATCTGTCTCAGAACGGCGAGGCGAACGCGCTGGTGCTTGACCGGGCGTTTAGTTCGCTGAACGGAACGATCACAGCCATCGGCCCGGTGCTGAACGGCATCACCAGTGCCTTCGCGGCCGTGGACAAGGTGCTCCCGCTGGACGGCATTTTCGGCCTGAAGCGCCGGTTCGATGAGCTGAACGAGGCGGGCACCAACGTCGGGACGTGGGTTGATCCCGCGTCGGACGGCGCGATCCGGGTGGGCGCTTCGATGGAGATCGCCAAGAAGGATGCGGACCTCTACGCGAAGGCGCTGGAGGACAACGCGCGCGCCGCCGAATTGACCGCCGATGCGCAGGCGAGCCTGTTCTCGGACGCCACCAAGGCGGGCGCGGCGCTGGACGCGGCCAAGAAGGCGGCCAAGGAGAACGGCGAGACGCTGAGCGTCAACACGCAGAAAGGCCGGGAGAACCGCGAATCTCTCTCCCAGCTGTCCGACACCTACAACGCGGTGCGTGCCAACATGGTCAAGACCGGCGCCAGCGTCACCAGCCTGAACGGGACGCTGAGCAGCCAGCGCGCCAACTTCATCAAGGTCGCCGTCTCCATGGGCGCTTCCAAGGCGCAGGCGGCGGCGCTCGCCGCTCAGCTGCTGAAGATCCCGAGCCCCAAGCCGAAAGTCACGCTGAACACTGCGGGGGTGGCCGCTCAGGCGCGCAACGCCCGGCAGGAGATCGCGCAGATCAAGGGTAAGACGGTGAGCGTCACGATCAATGTGAACGCCAGCCGGCTGGCCGCCGTGGAGGCGCGCCTCGCCCGGCTCCAAAACGCCGGATACGGCGCCGCCGGGCTGAGCTTCGCGGCCACCGCGCCCGGCCAGACTTCGCGGGTGGGCGGCGCCGCTCCGGTGCAGGTGACCAGCTCCGTGGCGGTCAGCTTGGACGGCCAGCCGTTCCGCTCCTACACGCAACGGGCGATCGAGGTGCGCGACCAGCGCAACGCCTTCCGCGAGAAGGTGGGCAAGCGGGTATGACGATCACCGACAAGACGCTGGGCACGGCCACCACGGGCAACAACGCCAGCGTCACGCCCGGGACGCCGTCTGGTCTGCTGGCCGGGGACTTCGTACTGATCGCCGCCGCCATCCGCAACAACGGCGTGGGCTCGGTGAACACGCCGACCGGCTGGCAGAAGATCGCCGAGAATCAGAACCTCGCGCTGCTGGGCCGCTATTTCCAGACCGGTGACACGATGCCGCTGGTCACCTTCACCGGCGGCGTGGCCAACGCGGACACCTACGCGCGCGCGATCAAGCTGCGGGGCGTGGCCAAGGACATGCTGACCGAAGTCGTGGCGGACACCGCGGGTAACGGCAGCCAGCAGAACATCAACACCGCGGGTGTGACCGTGGTGGGCGACAACCACGCCGTGCTCCAGTTCGTGTGGAAGCAGGACGATGCCACTTCGCTGAGCACGCCTGCCACCTTCACAGCTGACGGCTTGACCAACATGACCACCGGCGATGACATGCTCGCCGCGCTGTTCAGCGTCATCCAGACCACGGCGGCCAGCGTCTCCACGGGCACCATCACGGTGACCGGCGGCGTGGCGGCCATCGGCCGCGCCATCACGCTGGCCATCCGCCCGGCGCCGGCCATCACGATCAGCTCCTACGACCTGTTCCCGCCGCGCAACGCCGTGACCCTGACCGGCCTGACGCCGGGCGATGACGTGTCGATCTACCGCGTGGTGGCCGGTCAGCGCACGCTGCTGCGGGACGGCGTCCATACCGCGGTGACCGATCCGGGGCTGGTGGTGGTGGATGGAGAGCTCCCGTTCGGTGTGAGCGTCAGCTACGTGGCGGTGGTCAACAGCAGCGCCGAGTATGAGAGCGCCGCTGCGGAGTACTCGCTGCCCGGCGGCAAGCCGATCCTGTCGGACGCCGTGAGCGGCGAAAGCAGCCAGTTCACCGTGGTGTCCTGGCCCCGCAAGGAGTACAAGCCGCAGGCCAGCCTGTTCAAGGTGGGCGGGCGCAACGTGGTGGTGAGCGGGGACGTCGGCCAGTTCGAGAGCCAGATGGAGATCTTCTTCGAAGCGTGGTCGAGCTCGGAGAACTTCTTGGCCCTGCTCAACAGCGCCACCGAAGGTGTGCTCCAGCTTCGTGCTCCGGTGGCCGGCTACAACGGCGTGGACTGCTACCTGGCGATCCTGAGTGCCAGTGAGGACCGCTTCAGCCAGGACGGCACAGACGACCGGCGCACGTGGGTGCTGGAGGTGGCGGAGACCGAATCATGGTCGGACGGCTTCACGGCGCGCGCCTTCACGTGGGCGGACGTGGTGACGTTCTACACCGGGCTGACGTGGGCGGATCTGATCGGTGACCATGCCACCTGGCTGGCCGTACAGATCGCGGACTTCACGCCATGATCGAGATCACGGACATTGCGGCGGCAAGCCTGTTGCGCGGCAACCAGCGCCGCTATCTGCGGGTGGAGAGCTGGCTGGACGAGACGCTGCTGGACGATGACATTCCGGTGCAGGCCGGCGTGGAGGAAGTGGACCGGAGCAGCAACGTCCCGGAGCGCCTCACGCTTACGGTGCCGCGCATCGCCAAGCGCACGCTGGACGGCATCCGCTACAACTACACACCCGGCGAGACCAACAGCCCGCTTGCGGCCAATGGCCAGTTCCTGCGGGTGCTGGTAGGGCTCGGCATCGGCAATGACCAGACCGAATGGCTCACTCGCGGCTGGTACGTGATCACCGAGTCCAAGGTGAATGGCGATCAGATCAACGTGCAGGCGGGCGGGCTGCTGTGGCTGATCCAGGAGGCGCGGCTGGTCAATCCGCTCCAGCCGTCCGGCACATTCAAAAGCACCATTCAGAGCCTGGTGGAGCCGGCGCTTACCGTAGAGTTCGATGCGGTGCTGTCCGACCGCTCGGTACCCGCCTCGGTCAACTATGACGATGACCGGCTCAACGCGCTGAACGCCACCCTCGCCGCCTGGCCGGCCGCCGCGGAGGTGACGAGCGAGGGGTTCCTGTACGTCACGACCACCACAGACCCCTCCACGGTCTCGCTGGAGCTGAGCGCGGGGGTTGGTGGCACCGTGATTGAGGCGACCGGCACCAGCAGCCGTGACGGCGTCTACAACGCCGTGGTGGCGCAGGGCACACTGGCCGACGGTGGGCTGGTGCGCGGCGTCATGTACGACACCACGGGGCCGAAGCGCTCAGGCGGCCCGTTTAATCCGCTGCCGGTCCCGCTGTATTTCGACTCGCCGCTGATCACCACGCAGGCGCAGGCGGACGCGGCAGCCAGGAGCCGGCTCGATACGCTGCGACGCACCACCTCGCAGGAGTTCGACGTGGAGATGGTGCCGCACCCGGCACTTCAGGCCGGAGATCGTATCGAGGTGGACGGCGTGCCGTACATCGTGGAGCAGCTGAGTCTGCCGCTGACCGCGGGCGGCGGCAGCATGAAGCTGCGGGTGAGGTCGCTATGACGAACCCGCTGTTCCTCCCCACGGCGCAGAAGGCGCTGGCGCTCACCGTCAAATCCGGCAGCACGTGCACCGCGGAGATCGGCGGCGTGTCCACCGTGATCGAGGTGGCGCGCGATCTCACGGTGGCGGTGGGCGATGCGCTGCTGGTGCTGCGTTCCGGCGCCACCTGGTTCGCCTTCGCGCGGTATAGCACCGCAGCCCCGGCCGCCGTCACGGGCGGCAGTGCGCCGCCGGCGGCGATCGGTGTGCGGACCGGGCGGATGGTGATCACGCCGATCGAGACGCGCTCACGGCAGGGCTCGCGCTGGCGCACCGACACGGATGATACGTATCAGGGCCAGTACGGCGGCAACGGCAATCACATCGGGTGCGCGTTCTACGGCCGCAAGGCGGCCACCGTGACGGGTGCCACGTGCACCGGGGCGGCCATCAAGGTGCGCCGACTGGACAAGGGCGGCACCAACGCAGCGCAGGACACCACGCTCCGCCTGGTGACGGAGCGCTTCCGGCCGTCCGGCGCCCCGACCTTGAGCAGCACCACGGACGGGCCGAATCTGCGCCGCGGCCAGACGGATACCTACGTGGAGATCCCGACCTCGTGGGGGCAGGCGATGCTGGACGGCACGTCCGGTGGGCTGGCGTTGTACGAGGCGGACGGCAGTCCGTATGTGATCTTCGCCGGTCGGGGATCATGGGGTCCGGCCTGGACGCTCACCATCAGCTGGAGAAGGTAGATCATCATGCCGCTCACCACGAATTTCGATATCCCGTACCCGGCCAGCACCGAGGCGCCGAACGGTCCCGCGCAGTTGCAGGCGCTGGCCGACAAGCTGGATCTGCTGCTGTCCGTCCCCGCGCCCACCAGCGCGGCCAGCAGCGGCACGAATGCACCCACTAGCACTTCCTATGCGAACCTTCCCACCACGCCGATCAGCTGCGCCATCACCAATCCGAGCGCGGACTACGCGTTGCTGGTGATGGTGACGATCTCCGCATGGATGGCATCCGCTGGCATCGCCACAGAGCTGACCGGCTCGGTGGCCGGCAGTGGCGGCATGACGTTCGCCGCGGGCAGCACGGGTAACGGGCACGCGCTCAGTCAGGGCGAGAACCTGATCACCACGGCGGCCACGGCGGGCATGTACCAGAGCACCCTGCCGGTCATCATCCCCGCGGGCGCGGCGGCCGTGACTTTCACGTTCCAGGCGAAGCGCAACAACACCTCGAACACCACGACGCTGAACTTCCCAGCGATCCGCGCCATCCCGATCCGCTTCATGCAGTAGTGCCGTAGAGTGAGTGACATTCATTCACGCGAGGCGAGGAGAGCTCGATGGACCTGTTCAACGATGTGATCTGGCCGCTGTTCATCACGGCGCTGGTGATCACGGCGATCGTGTGTTTCACCAAGCTGATCTGGCATTCGATCGAGAACAGCCGCCGGTCGCGCGCGCAGCAGCTGGCCGCGTGGAAGGCGCAGGAACGCGCGATGAACCAGCAGCGCGAGGCGCACGAGATGCGTTACGGACGGGGCGGATACTGAGATGGTCATGAATCCGATCTACCGAAACGAGGGGCAACATGGCTGAGCAGGAGCAGGGCGGCAACTGGCAGAAGCCGAGCGTCGGGCGCATCGTGCACTACGTGAGCCACGGCACGCCGCCGCGGGGAGACGGCGGCCAGGCATATGAATCGCAGTGCCGCGCCGCTGTGGTCACACAGGTGACGAATCCGACTAACCTCGGGCTGGCGGTGCTCAACCCGTCCGGCATGTTCTTCCATGAGTCGGTGCTGTTCGACGGCGCAGACCAGGCCGGCGGCACCTGGCATTGGCCGGAGCGCACCTGATGGCATGGGTCCTGATTCCCTGCCTGATCGAGCTGCGGGCGGAATTCAACCAGCTCGCGCCGAGTCGGGATAAGGGCGCTGACGGCTCGATCGGGGACAGCGCGCATACGTCTCGCTCCGATCATTCGCCGGACGAGGGCAGCGTCCACCTCCGCGATCACGATGTGGACGACAAGAACGAAGTGCACGCGCTCGACATCGACAGCACCGGCCCCTGGCCGAACGGGCGGGGGTTTCAGCGGATCGTCCTGGATGTGATCGCCGGAGAGCGGACGAAGTGGCTGAGCGCCACCGACAAGTGCCGGCTCGAATACGTGATCTTCAACCGGAAGATCTACAGCCGACAGCGCGACTTCATGCCGGTGGTCTATGTCGGCTCGGACCCTCACACCAATCACGTGCACTTCTCCGGCCGCTATCTCACCGCTACCGAGAACGACACCCGGCCATGGGGCGTGCTCGCTCCTATGCCACCTGACCAGCAGGAGGAAGAGATGGACATCCAGGAATACTTCGCCAGCATCGCGCGCGCCACCGCCGTGCCCGCGGACCCCAACGCGACGCAGGCCGATCGCGCCAACCGGGACGCCTTCGCCGCGGGCCTGCGGTTCGCTCTCGGCTACAACAAGCCGTACGACCAGGACACGTTGCCGGGCGGCGCGCTCATCCGCATCGCGGACGCCACGGAGCAGATGGCGGAAGGTGCGGACGGCGGCGCCGAGCCGGGTGGTTCCTGATACCGCTCCCGTAAGATCGATCGACCTGATCGGCGGGGCAGATTCGGGAAGGGCTGGCATGAGTGAGCGGCACGCAGCAGGAGCAGCAGACTGGAAACCGGCCGTCACGGCGGGATCGCTGGCGAGACGTGGTGACGTTCGTGGGCGCGTGGTTCATTATCGGCTGGCAGATGCTCATGGTGGCACCGGCCGACGTGAACGAAACGTTCCTCGTGCTGGCGGCCACGCTGCTGGGAGTGCCGTTCGGGGCGGAGGCGGTCGCGCGGATCAGGGGAGCTGGTGGATCTACTACGCCGCCAGAGCAGCCATCGCCTGCGCCGGGCTCCTCACCTGCCTCGCCGTCTACCTGAACAGCCGGTAGATCAACGAACATCGATTAGGATGCGCGCATGACGGAGGAGCAACGGCGCGAGAGGCGCAGTGGCTGGTTGCTTGCGCTGCTGGCCGCAACGCTGGTGATCGTGGTCGGGCTCGGCGCCATCTACATCAACCGCACGGCTGAACGCTACGTGGAGCAGAGTGAGCAGCGCGACTGCGAGACGCTGGCCGCGGACATCGAGGCGATAGAGAGCGCCGGCCAGCTCACGGAGGCGGGTGTGCGGGTGACGCTGGCGCGCCGCGGCCGGTACCACCAGATCGGATGTGAGCCGCCGTTGAAGCGGCCGGACTACCAGATCATCGTTCCATCGAAAGCCCCCCGCTGACCACGGTGGCAACGGGGCTCAACGAAACGCAGGAGTGATCATGGTCAAGGGGAAGCTGTACGTGGCGCTTATCCCGCTGCTGTACGCGGTGGTGGCGGTGTTCGTGCCGTGGATCGACAAGGGTGTCGCGCCGACCGGGCCGGAGTGGGTGCAGATCCTGATCGGCGTGACGCTGGCGCTCCAGGTCTACCTGGTGCCGCTGGTGCCCGGGCACACGTGGGTCAAGAGTGTGGTCGGTGCACTGCTGGCCGGTCTCGGCGCGCTCGCTGTGGCGATCATCGGTGGCGTGACGGCCAGCGAGCTGCTGGACATCGCGGTCTACGTGCTGGCCGCGCTCGGTATCGTCATCGCGCCGGCGGCCAGCGACACCGGCGTGGCGGTCGGACTCGGCGGAGACGCCCCGATCCGTGCCGGGCACGCCGCGTGACGATCAACTGGGATCCGACTGGACGGCGCGTCTACTTCTTCGAGCCGCATCAGGATGACGGCGCGCTGTTCATGGCTCAGGTGGCGGCGCACCACGTGCTGGCCAATCGTGAGGTGCACGTAGTGCTCATGAGCAACGGCTCCACGTCCAACGTGATCCAGAAGCTGAACGGCGAGATCCACACCGGCCCGTGGTGGGGCGGCTTCCACGACCCGGCGCACGAGAGCTACGAGCCGCTTAGCAAGATGGAGTTCGGGATGGCGCGCACGCAGGAGCTGCTGGCGAGCTGGGAGCAGCTCGGCGTGCCGGAGGATCGGGTGCACTTCGGCATGGACCTGAACGGCAGCCAGGATCTCCCGGACGCCGTGAGCGCGGAGTATGCCGAAGAGGTGATGCGCTACTGGATGGACAGCGACGCCGCGGCCGGGCTCGACCACCCGGGCATGTACACGATGCACTGGGAGGACCCCAACAGCGACCACGCGCACTGTGGCGCCGCGCTGAAGCATCTGCGCGAGACCGGCTCGTGGTACGCGGACAGCCGCTGGATGGTGAAGCCGGAGGAGGCGGCCGGCGCCGCGGCTACCGCGTACGCCGTGCCGAGCGCGTTACTGGCCGAAGTGAAGCTCATGCAGAAGCGGGCGGCGTACGCGTATGGTGCGTGGCAACCGGCTGCCGGCGCATACGCGATCGGTATGCACAGCGTCTCGGCTTACTTCAACGCCGGTCCGCTGGCCGGCGCCGTCAACCACATCGTGCGAGCGCCGTAGCCGCTGATCTTTCTCGCGCCCCATAGAAACGCCCCGCACCCGCCTCTCCGTCAAGGCGTTGGTGCGGGGCGTTTCGCTGCTCAGGATGCGGCGTCGCGCTTGTCCTGTTCCGGGTCGATGCTCTGATCCACTGGCAGATCGATGCCGTGCGCTTTGAGAGTCGCGGACTGCGCACGGATATAGCGCTGCATGTCCGTGCGCTGCTGATTGACGATCGTGTGCACGGTGTCCACCTTGCCTTCGATCCGCTTGTCACGGCGCCGCGCGGTGACCGCATTGATCACCAGCGCGATCGCCGTGAGGAAGGTACCGATGGCGGTGATGATCCCGGCAAGGGTGGAGGGGTCTAGGTTCACTGCCCGAGTGTCGCACAGGCCGGCGCTACGAACCGGCAGGCGTCACGGCCTGCTCATGGCCGGGAGCGAGGCGCCCCATCCATCCACCACAGGCCGGGCATTTCGCCTGGACATCGCCGAGCGCAAACGTCAGTGTGCCGGTGCATGGCTGACCGTCCGGCTCCTGCTCGTTGTTGCACGGGCGGGTGCCTGGCGTCAGCGGGCCGTGGGCCGCGTAGTAGGCCGCGCGGACCTCGGGGTCGACCGGGCCGACGTCGAAGATGATGCAGTGCTCCAGCGCGTCGTACGCATCCGAAAGGGTCTCGTGCTCCGGCCCCATACCGACCGGCATGGACTGAGCCCACTTGATCAGCGCGATCAGCGCGCCGCGCTCCACCGCGATCACGAGGCACCGCCGGACGGATTGGGCGCGGTAGCGGCTGCACGCTCCTCGCGGAGCTCCCGGACGGCGAGCGCCTGCGCGCTCAAGCCGTACCCCGGATCGTTGCGCCACTGGCGATACGCCGCCTGATCCCGGCGGTACTGCGCCGGGCGGTTGACATTGCGGTACTGCGCGTCCCACTCGCTGCGCCCGGCCAGCGGGTGCATGTGCTCGATCAGCACGTCTTCCAGGTACGCGTAGCAACCCGCCGCCTCCGCGAGGTCCCACACCGCGTTGTCGCAGTACAGGTGCTCCACGGGCGCCGGGACCATCCGGCCGAGCGCGTGCACGATGTCCGCGGTCATGGCCCACTGTGTCGGGAGCCGATCTCCGCGGTAGCCGTCCGGGCACGACACGACGCCGGTGCCCATCTCGATCAGCTTCTCCAGGTACCTGGCCGCCCACCCGTGCGTACGGGGCAGGTGGTCATCGCCGGCGAAGCCGATGGCGAAGTATCCGAAGTACTCGGCGTATGTACTGGCGGCGCCGTTCAGCTTCGGCACCAGCGGGAGCCACTTCGGCATCGACATGAAGCGGGCACCATGCGCCGGGACATCCATCTCCGCAAACGCCTGAAGATATCCACCCTTCGCCGGATCGTCATTGTCATGCGCGAAACAGAGATCGGCGTGACGGAAGGCGTCGGTGTCCTCCCAGGCGCGCACCACCTTCGCCACGTTCTCCGGTCGTGAGCGGGTGGGCACGATGATCAACATGCGTGCGTCAGTCATGATTCCTCTTTCTTCAAATCGACGTGATAGACGGCGATGCATCGCGCGTCGATCAACTTCACGTCATCGGTCGTTGCGGGGTCGGCTACGTAGCGGCAGCAGCAAGTGGTCACGTGACGCAATTCGATCGAAACGTCATCAACGCGGAACGGAGTGAGGCTCACAGACTCTCCGGGTGCCAGGTGAAATGCGGGTGGGCGATGAACGGGCGGATGGGGATGCCGAGCGTGGTCAGCTTGTCTTTCGTGTCCCACGCGCTGTGCTCCGGCGCCCACATGTACCGGTACATGATCCTATTGATGAACACCTCGGTGGCGCCGCGCCGGGCGGTGAAGCCGACATCACGCAACTGCTGCGCCCAGATGCGATCTTCCATCTGATGCGGGCGCGCCTCCGCGAACCGGCCGCGCCGCGCCCACGAGACCTTGATCGGATCGATGTGGGTGAAGTCCCGCACCAGCGTCAGCGGGTTGGCCTTCAGCGTCTGCCACCGCCGGTGCATGAGACGGTGCTCCACCACGGCGCGCGGCTTGCCGTCCTTCCAGTAGTCCAGCAGCAGCCCCACGTGGTCGGGACTGTGCTCCATGGCGGCCAGCCCCTCCGCCACGTAGTACTCCGGCAGACGATCGTCATCGTCCACGAAGGAGATGTACTCGGCGCCGCGCTCCGCCGCGTAGGTCACAAGACCATCACGAATCTCCGCAATGCGGGGGGTGCCGACGTTGAGCCAACCTACAACCCGCACCAGCCCGCACGCGTCCGCCGCCTCGGTCTGCGGCATCAGGTCCAGCAGCACGCGTTGCAACGTCTCGGCGCGCCGCGGGATGGTAGGGATGCAGATCATCCATACCGGGCTCATCGCTCAGCCCGCGCCGTGAGAAAGTCCAGCCGCTCATCCAACCGAGTGGAGAACGTCTCCGCCGTCTCGATCGAAACGGCAAGCACCGTGGCGGTCAGAATGACATCGATGATCTCTTTCATGACGTCGTCATGCGTGTGGCTGAACCCCTTACGCGGGTTCTGACCGAGCGTGCCGAGCACCGCTTCGGCCAGCTCGCCCGCTTCCTCCTGAAGCTTCAAACACTGCGCCAAGGTGGCCGCAATGCCCGTGAGCGGGGAACGCATGATGATCTGATCACGGCAACGCTCGGCGTTGCTGATCAGCTTGCTGACGATTCCGCTCATCCCCGGCACCCCCCGCAGTGCAACCCGACGCACGCCGGGCTGTGGCCCGCCAGCACGCGCGCCGTCATGAGCACCACGAGCACGGCGATCAGCAGGCCCCACAGGATGACGTGCCGCGCCATCCACAGCAGCCAGCCCGTACCGAGCACGGCGGCCAGCCCGGCGCCGGCAGCCACCACGTAGCGCGGCGCTTTGGAGCGAGGCTCCCGCAGACGCTGGTAGCGCACCACGAAGCGGCCGGTACGCCGCGCCTCCTCCTCGCTCTCCGCGTCCGTCCACACGGTGCCGATCTCACCGCGCCGCTGCATCACCTTCAGCTCGGCCAGGAAGCGCCGCCGCTCCGCCGGTAGACAGCTGGCCGTTCCCTCCGGCGTCAGGGCACTCGGCACCACCAGCTCGCGCGTCATGACCGCTCCTTAGTGGCTGGAATGTGGGAGTAGTGAAAGTTGATCTCCACCCAGAAACCGTCACGCAACATGGACGCCAGCTCCGGATTGGTCACCTTCTTCGTGACCGTCACTTCATCGCCGTCCACCACAATCTCGGGAGTCGGCAGGTAAACCATGCGCGTCTGGCCGCCATGTCCGTGGATGGTCACCAGCTCTGCCGCGCTGGCGTAGATGGCCGTGGAGCTGGTGGCGGTCAGCCAGCGGAGCGCGCAAATGCCGTCATCGAACTCAACGCCTTGCGCCACCTTCCCCGTACCCGAGACGCCCGTCTCGTCCTGATCACGTTGCAACTCGAACAGCCTCATGCCGCCACCAGCCCGTCACGCAGCTCCGTCATACGGCGGCGCTCCGCCGGGCTCGCGCCGCCGTACAGTCCACCCCATGCACCCGCCGGCTCCTCGCCGGCGAGTGCCATTTCCAGGCACTCCTGCCGCACTGGGCAGCGGAAGCACAGCTCATCGCGTGCTCGCTCCAGTGCGCCGGTCACGCCATCGATGGCGCGGTCCATCAACCAGACGGCGTCCAGCTTGGTGCGGCAGGCGCCCGCGTTCAGATCCGGGATCTCCGCCGTGCTGTGCCGCTTCACGTTGGTCATGTAGATCGGCAGCTTGCTGTTCACGGGAACCCCGTTCTCCGGCTTCACGGTCGGGACGGCGGGGGCGGGCGGCTCGGGCGTGAAGCGCCGCGCGTTGCTCTTCCTGGCGTTCCGGATCTCCAGGTAGTCAGCTCGCAGCTTCAGCGCGCGGGGGCAGATGCACTTCGGCTCGGTCGCGCGATCACTGGCGAACCGGCCGCGCACCGCCTGCATCGTGTTGTGCCCGCGCGTGGCCGGGCACTCCGGCAGGATGAGCCACGGCCCATCACCGAATGCGTGCAGCGGGTGCCGCGCCCATCGCGCCGCGTTCAGCGCGTCCGCTCCGTTACTCGCCTTGCCGGTCATCTCGCCTCCATGAGGATCCACGCCAGCCCCACAAGAAGCGCGGCCAGCAGCATCAGCCTAACTGATGTCACTAGGAAGTCAACTAGTGTTTGCGTGCCCGGGCTCTGGCGGCGCCGGTCCCTGGCCGCCCGTTGCCGCGCCGCCTCCGCCCGGCTGATCCGGCGGAGGTTCCAGCGCGGCTGCTCCAGCACGTTGTAGACCGGGCACAGCAGCTTGATCCACAGCTGCTCCTGGCGCAGGCGCGCCCACCTCCAGCCCGGGAAGAGCATCGGCAGCGGGTAGACCTTGGCGTCCAGGTCGCTCCAGCTGGCCGGCGGGATGCCGCGTGCAGGGTCGCCGTAGCGGTGCTGCATGTCCCGGTGATACCGGCTGCTGCTCTGGCCGGTATACGCGAAGTGCCGCCCGATGATCGGCATCCCGATCGGAGCGTGCGGCTTGCGCGTACGCCACACGTAGCACCCAGCGTTGCGCCATCCCCGCGCCCGCCTCACTGCATGTCCTTGTGATCTTCGATCTGAGAGCGGATGGCCCTGAAGCGGTCGAACGCTTCCATCACCGCGTCCTGTGCTTTGGCCGTCTCTCGCCACCACGTGCCGTCAGCCGTTCTGTCCTGGTAGATGACAGAGGTGGCGCGGTAGATCACATCCGCCCGGCGCCATGCCCGGTACGCCACTGCCTGATCCTGCTCCAGCCCCCTCAGCCGGCGCCGCCAGAGCCACCACTGCCGGAGTGCTTTGATCATTGCTCTGCTCCGTCCGGCTCGCGCTGCTCACTCTGCTCCGCGAGGTGCTCCTGCTCCGCCCACTTCCGGAGTGCTCTCCAGATGGTGACGTGGGAGCAGGAGTACTGCTCCGCAAGCTGCTGGAGCGTTGCTCCCTGCTCTTTGCTCTCCACGATCCGAAGCACCTGCTCCGGGGAGAGCATGCTGTTCTTCTGCTCCGCCAGATCCGGGAGCGTGAGTAGACGCTGCTCTAGATTGCGGAGTGCTCTCACGTCGTTGCGGCGGCGCACGAAGAGCACTGCCGCCTGCCGCCGTGCTCCGTTCAGCTTGCGATCGATAAGGAAGAGCAGATCTGCTCTGTCCTTCTTGTTGACGCTCTCCGGCCCGACGTTGCTCATCGCGCCACTCCGTTGGCGTCGAAGCCACGGGAGCGGAAGGAGCGCACACGGGCGGCGCTGGTGGCGTCCACCACCATGTAGTGCCAGCCGCTCCGGCCGTGGTAGCTCCAGCGCTGCGCCACCACGCACATGCGCTCCTGCCGGTTCCGTGCGCCCACTCGGGCGGTGAACATCAGGTGCATCCATTCGCGCTTGGTCATGAGCCATTCACTTCTTTCTGTGCCGCCTCGGCCGCACGCTTCTGCCGCGCCCACGTCTGCACTTTCTTTGCGTCATACAGGTAACCGCTGAATTGGTTGCCACCATCGGCCGGAGGGAAATAGCGATCGCCGCGGCCGTCCGCCCTGGCCGCATTCCGCACCATTTGATAGGTGATTCCCAGGTGCTCGACATCGTCGGCCAGCTCGCGCAACGGCTTCAATACCTGAGCCTCGATAGCCGGACGGTCGCTGCGTCCGGTGGCGTCAGGACGCAAGTCATCTCCCAGCGCAACCGATGGGTTGCGTCCGCTGAAGCTAGTTGCGGCGGCGCCCGTGCTCCACGGCGAGGGGGCCGGGGTAATGCCGGAGGTGGCGAATTCCCGCGCCTCCTCATCGCTGATCAGCAGCGCCTGCACAAAGGTGATTTCGTCCTGCGCCCACACCAGCCAGCGGCCCAATTCCTTCGGTTTGCGAATGGGCTTGACCTCGGGAATCAGCATGCGGAAGGTCTGCGGGGTATAGCGCGCCATGATGCGAATCATGAAGTTCTCGCGAGCGTCGGTATTGCCGTTGAACACCCTGTTGCTCATGCGTTGAGCGGCCAGGAAGTCGAACAGCCCGAAGCTGCGGCCGGCGAAGTCGAGACTCTCGAAGCCGCTCAGGGCCGGGGAGCGCAGTGGCATGGTGCGCCGCTCGTCCTGCTCAGCGGTGCTCCGGAGCGCGCTCCAGTAGCGGGCCAGCAGAGCAGCGGTCATGTTCCACTCCTCGCGCACCACGAGAGTGCGGGGACGGAGTGCGCGCTCCTCCTTGCTCAGCGCCTTGCGGATGTCGATCTCCTCCGCGATGCGCACTCCCATGTCGTGGATGCCCTGCTCCGTGGTCACGTAGAGCACTCCCGGAAGGCCCTTGGCCCACTCGTGGCTCTCCGCCTTCCAGTCGAGCACGATCACGTTCCAGCCCCACGAGAGCACCTGCATAATGATCGAGCGCATGAGCATGCTCTTACCTGCTCCGGTGCCGGCGCTGAGCGCCATGTGCGGCGAGGCGTCCACCATCTCCGCACTCACCAGCTCCCCGTGCTCCGAACGGGTTGCTCCTACTCCCAGCACCGGGCGGTACTCCTCAGACGTGCTCCGGAGCAGAGCGGCGTACTCCGCGAACGGAGCAACCTTCGGCGGCACCGGCGGAGCACTCACCAGCAGCCGCGGGTGCCGGCCGCTCACCTGCCAGTCGTACGACGGATCGAGCATGCCGAGCTTCGCCGCGACCGTCTTCTCGATCACCCGGCGCTTGGCTTCCATGCCGCCGCTGAAGCCGGTAGGGAGCAGAATCTCCACCTTGCCGCCGCCGGGCACCAGGTAGTTGCGCGGCACGGTGATCCAATCCGTATCGCCCTGGCGATAGACGTTGTCCATCGTGTCGGCCAGCGCCATCGCGAGCGGCTCCACCACATCGCGCTGCCAGTCGCGGCGCCCCTCCACGATGGTGACCATGCGCCAGACGCGCTTGCCCGGCGTCTCCTCGGCGGCGAGCTCCTCATCGGCCACGGCGTCCGCCGCGCGCTCGAGCGCTTGCTCCCGGAGCGGCAGCGGCATGCGCAACCCGCGCTCACGGATGGAGTGCAGCTCGATCAGTACCAGCACCGGAGCGGCGGCGGCGAGATGCAGGTGCGCCAGCTGGAGCAGAAAGTGCACCTGGCCGAGCATCACCAGCACGATGACCGGCAGCGTGATCAGCGCCAGCCAGAGCAACAGGAGGCGGAACAGTAGGCGCTGGTAGCCAGCGAGGCGTAGCCACCAATGCGGCTCGCCGCGGGAGCCGGGCGACCAAAACGTGCTGTTGGTCCAACGGATGTTGTCCAGCGGCCGGCCGAGCGCGAGGCGATACCAGAACGCCAGCCGCGGCCGGCGCGAGATGAAGTGCGCCTCGGGGTAGTGGTGATACTCGACAACCTTCTCCGTGCGGTCCCGCGTGAAGATCCCCATGTCATCCCGCCCCGCCCAGCGCGTGCGCGCATCCGTGTGTCATCGCTGCTCCTCCTCCGGCATCGGCAGTCCCAGCTTCTTCGCCTGTTTACGGAGCTGCTCCAGCTCCAGCCGGTCCTGGATGCGCTGGTTGTGCTCCGCCAGTGACGGCGGCACGGCGCTCATGTCCGGAGCGATCAGCCGGCCAACCGGCAGGATCACCAAATCGAGCAGCCAGAAGATGGGCCAACCGAGCGACCAGAGAGTGGTCGCCATCTTTGCCTCGGTCCGGTCGAACGAAGACAGCTCGATCGGCTTCTTGAGATCGTCATCGAAGAGCCGAGGGTATTTCCGAGCCTTGCGCTGCAACTCCTCCAGCTCGATGCGTCCCGCCCGCTCCAAGTAACGCGGACCAATGAGGCGCGCGGTGATCACGATCATGACGAGATACGTGATGATGATGATCCAAATCACAGCGGTCGCTCCCTGTTCATCGCGTCTCGGATGATGGCGATCATGTCGGCTTTGATGGCGCGACCCTGTAGCTTCGGGCCGATCTCCGTCTGCGGGTTGTTGCGCAGGATTTGAATCGCTTTGGCGTAGAGCCGCACGGTGGCGAGGCTCAGCCCGGTGGTGGCCACCACGTCCGCCGGCTCGGTACGCTCGATCAGCATCCGCACCGCCTTCTCCAGCTCCTCGCTGGTAGCACGCGGACGGCGCGCCGCGGCGGGCGTAGCCTGCTCCAACGGCGGCCCGAAGTCGTCCGGCACGAAGCCCGGGACCGTAGCCGCCGTCACCTTGCCGGCCGGGATGACGCTCTCGCCGTCCGCACCGACAACCCACTGCTTCGGCTTCTCGGCCTGCGCCTCGGGTTCGGCGGCCGGGATCTCCTGCATCAGGCGGGCGGCGCGGATGGCCAGCAGCGCCACGGCGCCACCGATCATCAGGCCATCGATCGCCAGCGGGCCGACGATGCTGCCGATCTTGTCCCCATCGCTCAGGATGGCGAGGTCGCGAAGGTGGAAGAAGGACACATAGCCGGCGCCGAAACCCGGGAGCAGGATCAGCATCGTGCGGCCGATGAAGTCCAGCCAGCCGCGCCGCCACGCCACGCGGACGAATACCTCCACGGCCACGAACAGGATCACCGGGAGGAAGGCGGACTGCACGATACGGATGGCCAAGTGCACGACACTGTCGGTCAGCACGGTGTGCGTGATGTTGCCGGACACGGACAGCACCGCGCCGATGGTCACCGCGCCGCGCGCCCACCCCTGGCCACTCTCCGCCTTGATCGCCTTCATCAGTGGACCTCGAATCCATCGCAGTGCGCGGCCAGCTCCAGGAAAGCGAGCCAGCGCTTCCAGATCCGATCCCAGTCCAAGCCGGTGATCTCCGCGCTCTCCAACGCGTCGATGCGCGCGCTCTCCGGGGTGGCGTGCCAGGCGGCCAACGCGTTCAGGCACTCGCGTGGCGTCACGATCCAGCCGTCATTGGTGCCGAACTTGTGAATCGGGATGGTCTCGGCGCCCGCCGGGTGGTCCTTCAACAGCGCGGTCCGCTGGTCGTGATAGGCGGTGGCACGAGCAATGTCGGCGTCCGTGACTTCCGTGCCGTCGTAGTACTTCGTGGCGTACTCGCGGGGGTCGCTGCCGTCGTGCATCGCCTCGCTGGCGATGCCGGCGCCGGTCCCGTCTTCGGGACGGTCGGGCCAGTCGGTGTACGAGTAGCTGGTTTCGTAGACCATGCCGAGATCGAGCATCGCCCGGCGCACCATGCCCATGCCCCGGATGTTCAGTCGGAAGTAGCTGCGCTCGGTCGCGTACACGCGCTCCAACGCGCCGCTCACTTTGCGCTGCGCTTCCGCGTAGCGGGGCGTGGCGTTGGCAAACGGCGACTCGCCGAGCTGATCGATACCCTGCCGGTAGGTACCGCGCTCCGCCTTCGGCAGTGCGTCACGCTCCTGCACTGCGGCATGGAACGCCTCATTCGCCTTCGCCACCGCGCGCTCTTCGCCTTCCGGCTTGATCACGGTGTGCATGTCGTAACCCATCTCGCCTCGCCTCAAAGTTGGGGGTCCGCCCCGGGTGACAGGAAACTGACGTCCGGGGCGGCTCGTCTTCATCGTACCCCGTGTCACTCGGATGTCAACTAGTGCAACTTGCACATTTACCGGGGCGTAACGATGCCGGACAGCAAAACGGCGCGGACCGAAGTCCGCGCCGTCGCCTTGAGCTCGCCGTCTCGTTACTGCTCCACCACCCGCAGCGGACCGAACGTGCCAGCCAGCACCGCTGGTGTCTGACCGATCTGTCCAGGCGCCACGTACGCCGTGCCGCCGCCGCCGGGATCGGCGAGGCGGTATTGCTTGTCATCGCACAGCAGCCAGTGCCGATCGTGGCAGTCCAGCACCAACTTCGGATGGACGGCCTCCGGTGGCGCGAGCCCTGCCGCCTCGCGCTCCGCCAACCGATCGGCCAGCTGCATGTGCGCCTCCGCCAGCCGCGCCAGCGCGTGCATCCCCTCGTGCCGGTTGCCCTGCTGCCTGCCCCGATCCAGCAGCGCCGCCGCCTCCGCCAGGTAGAACCCACTGTCCTGCATCGCCTCGCCTCTCGTGTCTGATCATCCAGAGGGCCGCACCTCGCGACCCGGAGCATTCAGAGATAAACGCGCCCAGCTGGCAAGCGCGCTGCTCCGGGTACTTACCTCGAGGTGCGGCAGTCAGGAGAATCAGGCAGACGGGCGAACGATACCCCCAGCCACATCTGCCTGGTCGCGGTGGACCTCGTCAGCCGGCTTTCCGTTGGCCTGCTCGGCGCGCTCGGCGGCGAGCTTGCGCTTCAGCACCAGCGCCGCGGTGTCGCCGTCACCGGTGAACGCGGTGATCTCGCGCGTGGCGTCCGGCGCGGGCTGGCCGATCGTATCGTCGTATGTCTCGATCAGGCGGATCGAGTAGGTCTCGGTGCTGCCGGTCAGTGTCTTGATCCGGCGCCGGGCGATGTAGGTGATCTCGTCCAGGTCGCCGTACGCGAAGGCCAGCGGTGTCGAAGGGTCGCCGTTGCCGTCCTGCTTGGCGATGCGGAGGAAGTACGTGCTCATGCTGAGCCCTTTCGTTGTTGCGGATGTCAGACCTGATCATCCGAAGCGCAGCAGCGCCCATCCAGTGCTTAGCCGTAGCTCTGACGGGTAGGGCACTGCTGCACGTTCGGGTGATCAGGCGGAGGCGCTGGCCGCGTTCTGCGCCTGGTACCAGGAGAGCGCGAGCGCCTGCTCCTCCGGCGTCGGGTCCACCACGCCCCAGCTGAACTGCGGCTTGGTGCCAGCGCGGTCCGGGCCGAGCGTCTTGATTCGCTCCACCCACGCGTCGTACTCGGCGGTGGCCTGCTGCCACGTCTTGCCACTGCGGTAACCGGCGCCGGTCGGGCAACGGTGCACCACGCCGAGCAGCAGCGGCAGCCCCGCGGCGGCCAGCCCGTCCAGCTTCGCCGTGAAGGACGCCCCGAAGGCGTACCACCGCGGGAAAGTGTAGGGCAGCTCGTACGTGTTGGACTGCTCCGGGAGCGCGGGCTGGTCACCGTTGGCCGGCTTGGCGGGGGTGACGATGGTCAGCGGCCCGCCGGTCAGCACGGTGAGGTTGGTGGACCAGAAGTTCTGCGTCTCGCCGTTGGTGCTGTTCGGCTTCGGCTGGTCCATCAGCTTCTCGATCGGCTCCAGCACGATGAGACGGCCGATCAGGTCCATGTGCTGCGGGCCGCGGACGCCGCCGCCCGAGTTGATGCTGTCCGGCGTGGCGAACGGGTTGGCGCCGGGGTTGAGCGAGCGGTGTGCGGCCAGCGGACCGGCGGCCGGTGCATTACCGGTCGGCGCGGAGCTGGACGGGGCGGCACTGGCGGCGGCCCACGGATCGGTGGTCATAGATCCTCCTGCGATTTGCGAGATGCGATGTGCGATCTGCGTGCCCCGGCGCTGCTCGACTAGCGCTGACCTTCCTGCCTGACGTGCGGGCATCCGGCTCGGGGCGAGAGGCGCGCCGTGCTGGCCGCGCCGTTGGTGCTGAAGCTACCCGATCAGGGCGCGGCGGATGCGCTGCGCCCGGGTTGTCGGGCCTTTGGTCCACGGGAAATTGGCGGTGGTGTCCGGACCCATGCCGCGCTGGCCCTTCACCTTCTTGGTCTCGCCGTTCTGCGTCACCTTGCGCGCCATCAGATGCTCCGCTTCCCGCGGCCGGCCGCCTTCGCCGCCGCCTCCTGGCTCTGGCCCTGCTTGCGGGCCGCCGCCTGCTCGATGATCTGCCGCGCCTTACGCATCGCGTTCGCCACCGCGTCCTCACTGCCGGTGTTTCGCACTCTCGCCTCGCTCTCGCCTGTCAGATCTCGCCCTGCTCCTGTCAAGTGGTGCACCGGCCTAACCACCTACCGGCTCGCGGAACCCTCGAAACTATGAGCCATTCAGGGCGGCAACGATGATCATTTCACCGGATCACCTCGGCCTGCTCGCCTGCCACTATCTGCGTTTGCGAGTGGTTCCGTGCCTGCCGTTCCGCTTCCCTTGCTGCTACGACCAACCCTAATGGGCCATCACTCGGATGTCAACTGGTAGGCCAGTACGATTCGCGGTCGCGGCCGGCGCTCTTGCCGTCCGAGCGCACGGTGCACACTTCGCGCGCCAGCTGCATCGTGCGCCACCCCCGCGTCAGGTCCGCCCGGCGCAGGCGCGGCTCGCCGCCGTCACTCGGCATGTGCAGGATCACGCCTTCGGTCAGGTCCACGCCGAGCGGCTTCGGGCCGGGCACGTAAACCACCTCGAACACGCCGGGGCTGGTCTCGATCGTCTCCAGCATCCACTCCGCGTACGCGTAGCCGGCGAGCTGGCCGTCCATCTCCAGCCACGTCCAGAACGGCTTGCGCTTCGTCTTCAGGTCAGCCATGACCAGGCGGCCGGACTTGCGGTGCATGAGGATGTTGTCAAACTTGCCACCGGCGATCAGCTTGACGTTGCGGACGGTGCGCTCGCACAGCTCCGGGATGACCTCGAAGCCTGCGGCGTCCAGCAGCTCCCGGAGCGCCCGGATCTCCGCGTTGATCTGCTCAGTGCCGCTGAAGGTGTGCCCGGCGCTCTTGCCGTTGATGTCCCACACGTCATGCCGCACGATGCCGGCGTCCCGCGCCGCGTTGGCGCCGGAGATGTCCTTGGCGCGCTCGGTAATGGCGGCCAGCTCGCCGCGCAGCACCTTCTCCGGCTCGTCCTTCAGCGCCTGGAAGTCGACGCCGCGCTCCTTGGCCGCGTACACCACCCGGCGGAGCTCGGCGGCGAGCTCCGGGTGCAGCCCCACGCCGATGAGCGCCTGCTCCAGCTCCCAGAGCCCGAGCGCCTTGGTGTCGGAGATGCTGGCCGCCAGGTTGGTCATCGACTGCACGCCGCCGGGCACCCACGGCTCCACGCCGGGCGGGCAGCTCTTGGTGCCGACCTCGCCAGGTAGCAGCGGCACCTTGTAGCGGTGTTGCGTCGGGTGCCGCGTGCCCATCGGGATGTCCGCGTAGCCAGGACCCTTGACCGGACGCACCTCGGACGGCATGGCGAACGGGCTGGCGTCAGGCATACCAGAACCCCCCGCATCGGTCGGCCAGCGCGTCCCACGCCGCGCTCACGTCCGGGTGCACATGGTTCAGCAGCACGCCGTCAGCCGCGCTGTGTGCGCCTTCCGGATCGTCCGCAGAGATCGCGCTCAGCACACCGATGGCCGCCGCGTTCCGAGTCGCCTCATCTGCCGCGATCAGATCGAGCACCGCCTGAATGCCCAATTCGATCTCGGTATCCATCAGTTCGACCCTGCCGCCGAGATCGACCCACACGGCTTTCTTGAAAGCCGTGATCATCTGCTGCGTCACCTTCACAGCTCTCGCCTCCTCATCTCGCTTGCCGTCAGGATCACGGCGCTCGCCCTGCTGCCTCGGATGATCTTCGCGTTGCGGTAGCCGGTCACCTTGTACAGCGCGTTGCCGTCCAGTACGCCGTACGGCGTGGTGTCCTCCTCCGCAATGCGCCTCGCCTCGCGCCTGTTCACTGCGGTAGCGCCTTCAGCGTCTTGGTGAGCAAAGAGCGCAACGTGTCCACGTCCGCAACGCCACCGCCAACCTCCACCTTCAGATCGAGTTCATCCCCCGGTGCGTTCTGCGCGACGATCAGTGCCCATGGATTGCCGTCACACAGCATGTCCAATACCTCGGAGCGTGTATCTCCGTCCGGCACCACGGTCTCTTTGTACTCAGTCACGCCTTGCTCGCCTCCACTACTCGGCGCACGAGCGGGTCTATCCGCCGCGCGGCGTTCACGTTGTCGATGCGCTCCGACAGCTCGCCCTTGCTCAGTCCGTCCGGCACGATGCCAAGCTTGGTGGCGTAGTTCTTCTGCGCCTCCGTCGGCTCGGCCCTGCGCCACACGCTCTTCTTGCCGATCAAGCTCTTGGTGCCGTGCCCGCCGGTTTCCACGGCCAGCTCCTCCGCCCACCCGAGCGCCTCCTCCAGCGGCAGATCGACGTAGTCGGTGGCGCGCGCCCAGGGGTCTACTCCATCACGGCGGTACGACAGTTTTGAGCAGAGCACTACGTCGTAGTGACTCGGCTCGCCGGCGATGCTCTCCACCAGGAACACGTAACCCACGCCGCCCGCGCTCATGAACCAGGCGCCTTCCGGCGTCCGGCTCCACAGCGATGCCCTGCCAAGGGGGTCGTATTCGACCACGGAGATCTCGCCGTGGTAATCCTCGGCGAAGTCGAGCGCGCCGCCGCCTTGCTCCGGCTGCTGCTCCTCGATCTCCTGGAGCATCATGTCGATCTCCAGCAGCGAATCGCCGTCTTGGGCGTTCACGCCCTGCATGCGCTCCGGCGAAAGGTCGATCAGGCCACGCAACCCGTGCCGTGCGCCGGCGCCCACGCAATCCAGCAGCAGCGCCTTCTCTCGCTCGGCGGGCGGAACGGTCAAGTCTGGCCGCAGGACGCGACCGCCGCGCTGCTGATAGCGCGGCTCGGACAGCGTGGGCGAGGCGAGCACCGCCACGTCCACGGTCGGCTCGTCAAACCCTTCATTCAGGGCATCGACGCTGTGCACCACCACCGTTTCGCCGGAGTGCAGGCGCGCCAGCACGGCGCGCCGCTCCGCCTTACTCAGACGAGTGCGGTCTCCGTGCACCACCTCGGACGGAATGCCGGCGGCGTTGAACGCTTCAGCCGCATGGTAGGCGGTGTCGATCAGCGGCCAGAACGCGATGCCTTTGCGGAGCTGCCCGGTGCGCTCGCTGACGGCGTGCTCCAGATACGCCTTGGCGATGGTCTCCGGAGCGAAGGTGCGCTCCAGCTCCTCCGCCATCGAAGCGTCCGAGAAGTCCCCGCCGGTCACTTTCACCTTGCGGAGATCCATGTCCGGGATGATCACCTGTTTAGCGCGCACGTCCAGCAGATAGCCGCGGCGGATGCCGAACAGCACATCACGCCGGAAGATCCCGCCCGGCGGCGCCTGCCATACCGTGCTCAGCTTGCCCTTGTCGCCCCGCGCCAGCGTGGCCGTGAAGCCGGCGACCATCGGCGTAGAGCGCGTCGGATAAGTGTCAGGTCCGTCATGCGGATCAATGACAGGTCCCGGCTCATCGGCGGCGAAACATCCGTAGTGCTCCAGGATCTTGCCGTAGGTGTTAGTGCGCAGCGCGTGGTGCGCCTCATCGATCACGATCAGCCCGACGCTGCGGATGGCGTCCCGGCGCTTCTTGGACTGGAGCGTCTGGCGCGAGGCGATGATGATCTCCGCCGTGACCTGATTCATCTCCGCCTTGACGATGCCCACCCGGCGGCCGGGGTTGTTGCGGCGCGCCTTCCTGGCCGCCTGCTCCGCCAGCTCGTCCGTGTGCACGATGTCCAGCACGCGCTGGCCGGCGTCCAAGAACGGGTCGAGCAGGGTGGGGTCGGTGAAGATCTCCGTCTTGCCGAGCCCGGTAGCCAGCACGGCAGGAGGGCGGTTGACGCCGGCCGCCCACGCCGCCCGGAGATAGGCGATCGCTTCGTGCTGGTAGTCGCGAAGCTGCCGCGCGGGAGTCATCGGAGACCGGCCAGAATGGCGTGCGCCAGACGTGGCGGCACGGCGTTGCCGATCTGCTGACCGACCTCCGACTTCGTGCCGTGCCACACATAGTCGTCCGGGAAGGTCTGGAGCCGCGCCGCCTCGCTGAGGGTCAGGTTGCGTACGTGCCCGTCCGGAAAGTGGACCTTGTTCCGGTCCGCCCGACCGGTGACGGCGAACGCCGGCTGTGCCGCGGTCCGCCGTCCGCGGTTGCGCGGGTTCCCGCCGGTCCCGTAGTTGCTCACCACGTACGTGCCGTCCGGCCAGCCGAGTGCCTCGCCCTGCGTGACGTACGGCTTCCAGTCCGAGCCGTAAGTGATTCCAGGCAGCACGGCCGCGATGCCGTCCCGGCGCGCCACCAGCACGGCGCGCTTCCGGTTCTGCGGAACGCCGTAGTCCGCCGCGTCCAGCACGTCCACAGCCACGCTGTAGCCAGCGGCCATCAACGGCAGGCGGCACTCGCGCCACACGGACAGCACTCGGTCGGACTGCTCCCAGGCGATGACCCGCGGCAGGCCCTCCAACGCGATGCGCAGCGGCTCCAGCACCAGCGCCGTCAGGGGATCGAGATCGAGCGAAGTGGGCTCGGCGCCATCCGCGACAGCGCGTACCCCCGCGAGCACGGCGGCCATCGTCCGCCGACCGGCACCGTTACCGGCAGGGCTGAACGTCGTGCATACAGGCGATGCGAGTAGGAGGTCATAATCACCGGGCCACGCCACTACGTGCCGGACGTCCATGCTCGGCAGATGTGCGAATCCCGCCCTCGCGGCTGTGAGGCGCGCCGGTTCCCAGCTCTCCACCCCGTACGTGGTCCAGCCGAGCGGCTCGGCTGCCACGTCCCAACCACGCGCTCCGCTGAACAGGTCCAACGCGTCCCGACTGCTCATCTCACCCATGCCCGTAGTCTACTCGATGTCACTCGGAAGTCAATCGGTTGTCCCAGCCGATGGCATCGATGGCGGCGATCTCTGCGGGGTCCAGCAGGATCTCCACGGCGAAGTCCGGGGCCATGTTGCGCGGCTCGCCGCCGTCCAGGCAGATCACCACCTCGCCCGGCTGCACCACGTGGTCGTCCCAGTGCTGCTCACCCGGCACCACGTGCCACACGCCGCGGTCCTTCGGCAGACCATCGCTGCCGTCCGGGTTGCGAGTGGCGGGCTGCGGCGGCCAGTACCGGTCTGTCACCGTGCTCTGCGCGTCCGTGCCTGCGGGCCGGATCACGTCACCCTTACGCACGTCCCGCAGGGGCCGCGGGTGCCACACCGTGCGCACCTCGCCGCAATCGACACAAGGCTCAGTGAGGTCCGAGCCGTCCACCCGATCCACGCTGGCGCCTGCCAGCACAGGCGCGCAGTTGTTGCACTCCGCGGCCGGCGGCTGGTGACCGACGCACTGCATGCGCGGCCAGTTGCAGCCGTTGATCACGTTCACCGGACCCTCGCCGGACATCGGTCCGCCGTGCGCGTCAGAGCCGAACAAGTAGATCTCGCCAGCGATCTCACGACCCTGACGCTCCAACTCCGCATCCTGCCCGGCGGGGATCAACTCGCCGCTGAGCCGATCCTCGCGCGGCCCATCGGAGCAGGCAGCGCACGCCGTCTCGCCGTGACCGATGTTCGCGCCGCAACCCGGGCAGATGTGCCGCTCATAGTTACAGGCGGCACATCTGACGATCAGCTGCCAGATCAATGCTTCCAAATCGACGGTCAGGGCGGTCCGCCTGCCCGGGATGGCCCGGCGCCACTGGATCGCCGCGTTGATGACGGCGCGCTCTTCCGGTGTCATCGCTCCTTCGCCTCCTGCTTAGCCGTGTCGAGCACCTGCACGAACACCTCGCCGCTCGCGTCCTGGTGGAGATGGCCGGCGTGACCGGCGCCGAGGGTGCAGCCGATGCGCCACCACTCGCCGTCCGAGTCGTACCCCATGCCCGCGTTGTGCCACGCCGGGCAGAGCAGGCTGGCCGCGGTCAACGCTTCGAGCTCGCCGTCGTACTGGTCGGCCAGCGTCATGCCGAGCACGCTGATCAGCATGCCGAGCAACGCCAGTAGGATAAACGGCAGCATCAGCGCGAATTGGCTCCAGCCGAGCGCCGCCTGCCCGAGGACGTGCATGAACGGCACGGCGATACCGATCAGGCACAACATGTCACCCGCGTACTCCGCCCGGCGCGCCCGGCGCGCCTTGCTCTTCAGCCGTGCCGCGGTCCGCGTCATGACCCCTCGCCTTCGGTGGTCGACAGACTCACCAGCACGATCGGGCCGAACTTTTCGCGCAATTGCTTCAGCGAATAATGACCACCCTTAAGGGGATTCTCGCTTTGCACCCATCCGTGCTCGCCTTTGCGCCAATTGTCCTCTTCGGCGTCGAACACCACTGTGCCGATGGGCGGGTTCTCATCGCCGGCCAGCACCTGGCCGATCCAGAATGCCGCACCTTCAGTGTCGCGCATGATGGTGGCCACCTCGCGGTGGAGGTGGCGGTTGCGGATGTTGTACCGGATCATGGAGGCGAACAGCACGATCAACAGGATCGGCCAACCGACGCCAGCGAGGAAGCCGAGACCCCATGCCGCGGGCAGCGTGCCGCTGCTCTCGCTCAGGTGGTAGTTGCCCACCATCGCGCCGATCATCAGGGCGGACGCCACGTACATGCACAGCCCCACCACTGCGAGCGCCGTGATCACTGCGCACCGCCCGGCAGGCTCATGATGGTGACCGGGGCGTAGCGCTCAACTGTGCCGGGCCAGTGATTGACACTCACCGTGTCATCGTCTGCGGACTCCCAGAGGTCGCCACGGAACGTCCAGAGATCGTTGTCCTTATCCACCACAACCGTGCCGACCGGCAGCTGCTCATCGCCGGTCAGCTCCTGACCGATGAAGAAGCCGGTGGCTGGCGGGTTGCCGAAGGTGGCGCTCAACTCGGTGTAGGCGGTCAGCGCTTCGGTCAGCGCGTCGCGCATCTCCTGCACCTCGGCACCCGCGAAGGACTTGCCGTTGATCTCGATGTGCTCCGGCGTGATCATGACGTTCTGGAGCAGCGGCACATCAGTGATCCGCACTCCCAGCTTCTCAATCTGCATATCAGATCTCCTGCGTCTTGACAGGGTAGGCGGCGAGCGCGGTCCGGAGCGCAGCAAGCTCCTGATCGGTCAGGCGCACCACGTTGGCGATGTTGCTGCCGATGATGTGCAGCTCGTGTTTCTCGTGGGGGTTGTGCAGCGCACCCGGGCGCACCGGCTGAACTTTGATCTCACGCTGTCTCATACCCCTAGCCTACCCAATGTCACTCGGAAGTCAACAGGGTAGCTACCGAAACCGAGTGACATCGAGTAGCCTGATCGTGAGCCGGGATCGGACCGACCGCCCCCGGAGAGGAGGAGACTGTCATGGCGGGTAAGAAGGAGCAGCTGGTGGCGCTGGTGGACGCCGGGGTCAAGGACGGCGCAGACGTGCTGCGGATCATCACGCGTGGCAGCCGCGCCCGGGTGATCGAGGATCTGCTGGCCCCCGCGGTGGAGGCGGCGCTCAGCGAGCAGGCCGGCGAGGTGGCCCGGGTGGAGGCGCTGGCCGCGCGCGCCGGGGTGGACGTGCAGGAGTACGTCACGGCGTACGCGAAGGCCTACGCGCGGGACACGTACGGCCCGGGGCTGGCGGCGCTGGAGAAGGACGACCGGCTCGTGACGCTCCAGCTGATCAAGGCCGGGCGCGGGGCTGTTGCGGCGCCGGTGGCGTTCAGCGCGCCGGAGTAACGTCAGCGCTCACCCGAAGGCGAGCACGAAACAGCCCCGGTGACCAGGGAGGCGAATTCCTGGAACCGGGGCTGATCCATCTGCATCAGTGCAAGGCGAGATATGCGAGGCGATCATACCATGACCGGACGCAATGGACACATGCATCAGTCTCGATCGACATACGACATCTATGTGGTAGGTTGATCGACATGACGACAGAGCAAGGGCGCGCACGTACGGCGGCGGCACGGGCATCACGCACCCGAAAGAAGCATGACCGCTGGATCGCAGAGCTGAGCGAGACAGGCCGGCTCGATCCACTGATCATCACCGCGCTTCAGAACTACGGCTGGATGATCAATAACGGCGAGGCGGAGCTGGACGCCGCCGCCGGCACCGTGTGGGTACGCGACGGCAGATACGCCGTCATCACCCTGACCGTGCCCGGCGTTACTCCGGCAACGCGATGACGGAGGCGACGATGGGCGAGGCACAACGCTGGCTGGAATGGCTGTATGGGCCAGAGCCGGACGGGCTGATCTGGATCGGCGGGCACGGCGATCACTTTGCCGGACGCACCTTCACCTCCATCGGTGAGGCGGTGGCGTACGGCCAGCAGCTGGACGACGGGGCGCAGGGTGGGGTGTATCACCGTCTCACCACCCTGCGGGACATCGACCGCGGGCGCGGCGCCGCGGTGGACAGCGCCTACCTGCCCGGCTTCGCGATGGATCTGGACATCAAGGGACCTGGCCACAAAGCGCTGAACTATCCGGAGAGCGAGCAAGACCTGATCACGCTCCTGCGCAAGGCAGGGCTGCCCGAGCCGAGCGTATGGGTGCACAGCGGCGGCGGCCGATACCCGTTCTGGAAGCTGGAGCAGCCGGCAGACCTGACGCTGCCCGGCGCACTGGAGCGCGCGGCCGAGACCAGCGCCGCACTGCATCGGCTGGTGATCGATTGGGCGGCGGACGCCGGCTGGAAGGTAGACAACACCAGCGATCTCGCGCGGATCTACCGGCTGCCCGGCACGCACAACCGCAAGGCCGAGACGCCGGTGCTGGCGCACGTGCAATGGGACTCGTCCGACAGCTCCAGCTCCTTCACGCTGGAGGAGATCGGCACGGCCGTGAGGCGCGCACACCGGCCCACTCCGGAGCACTCCGGGCCTGTTCAGAGCACTCCGGGCTCGCCGTTCGCATTGCCGAGCGGAGTGCTACCGGCGCCGCTGCATGACGATCGGCGCTTCACGGTGGCGGAGGCGATGGAGTACGTACAGCCCGCACTGGACGCGCTGCGCCTCGCTCAGGACGGAGAGATCAACAACCGGCTGAACGACGCGGCGATGCGGATGGCTCACTTCGGTGAGGAGTTCTGGCCGCGTGACGCTGCCGTGCGGCAGCTGTTCACGGCGCTGGAGCACACCGACTACGACGGTCGGACCTGGAGCGCGGAGACCACGGTCAGCAGCGCGTTCAACGCCATGCTGACCAAGGTGGGGCCGGACTTCTGGCAGGCGGTCCGCGCTCCCGACCCCGCGCCGCCGGTCATCCCGGAGGGGCTCGGCCAGCAGAGCCGCGAGCAGTGGCTGGAGGGCCAGCTCACCAGCGCCACCGAACTGGCCGCGCGCCCGGCGCCCGTGCCACTGGTGTACGGGATGCTGGACAAGGACAGCCAGAGCTGGCTGATTGGAGAGCCGGGCAGCTTCAAGAGCTTTGTGGCGCTGGACATCGCGGCGCATGTGGGCGCCGGCCGCGAGTGGCAGGGTCACCGGGTGCGGCAGGAAAAGGTGCTGTATCTGGCGGCCGAGGGCGCGTCCGGCATGACGCTGCGGACGCGGGCATGGCAGCTGACCAACGGTGAGATGGCCGGAGTGGACTTCCTGCCGCTGCCGTTACAGGTGAGCCGGATCGAGGACTGGCAAGCGCTGATCGCCATCGCCGTCAAGCGCGGGTACGGGCTGATCGTGATCGACACGCAGGCGCGCGTCACGGTGGGGCTGGACGAGAACCTCGCCAAGGACGCTGGCGTGTTCGTAGCGGCCACCGGCGCCCTGAAGGACGCCACACGGGCCTGCGTGCTGGTGGTGCACCACACGGGAAGGGACGGCAAAAACGCGCGCGGCAGCAGCGCCATCGACGGGGCACAGGACACGGAGCTGAAGCTGAGCCGGTCACAGCCCCGTAGCTCCATGCAGGTGTTGATCAAAGACGACAAGCAGAAGGACATGGCCGAGGACGAGAGCGGCTTGGCGCTGAAGCTGCGCGTGGTGGAGATGGGCTTCGATCCGGACACCGATCGGCAGCTCAGCTCGCTGGTGTTGTTGCCTCAGGACGCGTGGCGTGATGCCGAGGTGGAGGCGGCGGCCGAGGAGAGCGGCCAGGAGCTGGAGGTCCCTGAGCCCGAGCCGTGGACGTGGCAGGTGTACGGGCACAACCGCGGGGACAACGCCCGGCGGGTGCTCCAGGTGCTGCGGACGCTCGGCGGCCAGGAGGGACTCACCAAGAGCGAGGCGGAGCGCAACGTCCGGGCACGGTGGTACGGCGGCCGGCCGATCCGTAGCGGGGAGCGCGGGCACCTTGATCGCAAGACCTGGGACGGCTCCTGGACGCGCGCGCTGGAGCTGGAAGTCGGCCAGGAGAGAGTGCTGTTCAACCCTCGGGGCGAGAAATGGGCCATCAACCTGACCGTTCTGGCGCAATTGCCAAACCCGGACAATGCGGGATAAGCCTCACTCCGGGATCTTGCCCGGAGTGCTCGTCCACTCCGGGCTCCACTCCGGGGCAAGTTCATCAATATAAGCCGGAGTGCCCTGAGTGGCTGACCTGCCACTCCGCTCCACTCCGGGGCACTCCGGGTAGCACTCCGCTTCCAAATGCAACCCACTCCGGGCTTGGGGGGGGTGTCCGTAGGACCCCCCAACCCTGAGTGCATCGGGGAGAGAGGAGAGGAGAGATAGTCAAGAGACTAGATCACCAATTGATACCAAGTGACTTCGGTGCTAGGCTCGTGGTGACGGATGAACGAGGCGAGGAGAAGCGGATCATGAAGGACTTCAAGATCTGGGGACGCGCCCGGGTCGCCACGGACACTTCGATCCGGCACGGCCAGATCGGCACCGTGGTCGAACTGCGCAGCGGGGATTACCCCGTGGTGCTGATCCACACGGACGGGCAGAGGCGGGCCTGGAAGCCGGAGGAGTTGGCCGAGGTGACGCCGGCATGAGCGCGGAGGTTATCGCCCGGCTGTTCGTGGCCGGGCGTCCGCGGACCAAGGGCCACATGCAGCCGGTACACCGGCGCGGCACTGCTGGCCGCCCGTGCAGCTTCGGCGGCGCGAAGGAGCGCCCGGAGCTGGTGACGTGGATGCGTCTGCTCAACTGGTCGATTCAGCACCAGCTCGGAATAGAGCTCGGCCGCTCCGCGAGTGATGGGCGCGTACGACGCATTGATGACACTCAGCCGTACGCGCTGCCCGTGGAGGTGCACTGCTTCTTCCGTTTCGATCGGGAGCTGAGCAGGGCTGAGGCGGCGGAGCACGGCTCCGTCTGGCCGAGCCACGCGAGCGAGTGGCCCACGGCGATCTCGATCGGCGATGAGGACACGCTGCGCCGGGCGGTGCTGGACGCGCTGGTCAAGTCCGGCGTGATCAAGGATGACTCGCTGAGCGTGGGCGGGATGAACTACAAGCGCTGGTGCACTCCGGGCGAGGAGGCGGGCGTGCTGATCGTGGTGTTGCCAGCCCCGGCGCCGGACATGGTGTCTCGACAGGAGCAGCACATGGCGCTTTGGGGTATCGGGAGCGAGCGATCGTGACCGCGCCGTTCGAGGTGGAGGAGCCGGAGGCGCTGCCGTGGTCGCACCTGGTGCGCGTGGCGTGCGTCCGGCGGTGCGGCAAGGCGGCGCTGGCCGACCCCTCGCAGATCGCCAACGCGCTCTGTGGCCCGTGCCGGATTGCAGAAGCCTCCGTGGCGGCCACCATCTCGCGTCTCCCGGCCGAAACCCCGCCACCCATGGTCTCGGGTGGGTACGTCGTTTCGTACGCTCAGCGGGCTGAGAACGGGTGTCCGGTTTGCGCCACGGCTCGGACGGTGGCGGACTGCTCCTACACCGGGCACGTGGAGGCGGCGAGCGGCGCGGTGGTGTGCCCGTCGAATTGTGGTCACGATCGGCCCGGACCGATCAGAGATCTGTTCGCTGCGGCCGCCGGATACGGCTGGTGCGCAGATGCCAACCACAGCGTGATCGCCGGCAAGGAGATCTGGAGTGTGCGGTTCCGGCGCGGCGAGGAGTGGGCCGGGTACGCGGTGCGCCGTGGGGACGTGTGGGGCTCGGTGTGCATCGTGGGGCGCTCGCTGCCGCCGTTCCTGGCGCTCGGGGTGACGGAGCTGAAGCAGTGGCTGGCCGGCCCGGAGGCGTGCGGCGAGGCGTGGATGCGTGAGATCCGGGTCAAGGTGGCGGCCAGCATGCTGCACAAGAAGATCGTTTGCTGCCCGGGCGCGCCGCGGTGTGTGGTGCAGGGTCCGGCGCGGGCGCCGGACGCGGCGGTGATTGGTCCGGAGCACACGCACCGGGCGGATGGCTCAATTGTTAAGAAGGTTTCACGTAAGCAAACCGTACAGGGGATGTGATCTTTGTGGCCAATGAGGTCGAACGGTTGCGCCAGCTCGCTCAACGTGCGGGCTGGCGCATCTCGCCCGGGTCGAAGCATGAACAGTGGCGCTCGCCGGACGGGGTGACGATCGTGCACGTGCCGCCGCCGGGTGCTGCGAAGGCGCGCCGCAAGGCCGGGCGTCACCTGGAGAACTTGCGCGCCACGCTGAAACGAGGGGGCTTACATGGATGCTGAGCTGGCGCACTTAGCGGCGCAGCGGGGCGAGCTGGCGTTGCGGATGCGGGAGCTGGAGCAGGCGCTCGCCGCGGTGGACGAGCGGCTGGCAGAGGTCGCCAGGGCAACGCGTGAGGCGGCCAGGAACACGCGCCTCGTGCCGCCCTGGACGGAGGAGCGCCGGCGGCAGACCGTGGAGCCGGGGCACGGCGCGGAGACGGCGCGCATCGCGATGCCGGTGCCGGCGCTCAGCGAGCTCAGCACCGCGGTGGGCTGCCCGTCCGGGTGCGGGATAGCTGTGCTGCACAGTCATTACGCCGATGGCCAGGTGGTGGAGTGGCAGCAAAATAGTCATTGACATCCGAGTGACATCGGGTAGACTATGGGTATCAGCAAGACGGAGCGAGGCGAGGAGATCGAGATGACCTACCGGATGCGGATCACCACCGAGACGGCCAACGGCAAGACGCGCACCGAGACGGTGCAGCACATCCCGGCCGATCAGCTGGAGAGCCGGCGCCAGGCGGTCCGTGACGGCCAGCCCCGCGGTTCGGTCTTCGGGGTCAAGGTGATCAAGGAGCGCTGAGCGCACAAGATCGTGGCCCGCTCCGAGGGGGGAGCGGGCCATCTTGCTGTTGACATCCGAGTGACACGTTTCAACCGGTGGCGGTGCCGGCGGTCAGGAGCCGGCAGGGCCAGCCTTGCCCGCGCTGCGGGTGCTGCGGTCGGACGCCCGGACCGGCGAGCCGCCCTGTGTGCTGTTCGCGCGCTCGGTCTCGGCGCGCTTGTCCAGCTCCTCCTGCGGAACGTTGTGCTCGCCCTGCTCGGTGCCGATGTCGGGGCGGTGCGGTACCGGCTTGCGCTGCGCCACCTCCTGCTGCCGGTCGTAGTTCTCCTGCATCTGCTCTGCCTCGGTCTTGATCTCTTCAGCCATACGGCACACGGTACCCAACGTCTGGCCTGCCTATGCTCACGTCATGGCGAGGAGCAGGGGTGCGTGGTCGAAGGGCGGGGGCCGGCCGTGGCGCCGCATCCGCGATGCGGTGCTACTCGCCAACCTGGACGCACCCCCGCGTGGCAACAGCGGGCGGTGCACGCTGGCCGTGGTCTGCCGGGGTGAGGCGGTGGCTGACTGCGTGCATCACGTGCTCGGTCGTGCTGTGACTGGTGATGATCCGCGCTACCTCAAGGCAGCGTGTGCCCCATGCAACCAGGCGATCGGTGATCCGATGCGCCACCCTGACCCACCCACTAGGCCCGTCACTCTCTGGTGATCCTTAACTCTTAGTGATGTCCGTTCATGCAGCCAATGTCCAATATGGCATAGTCTCAAGATGTCCGTTTTTCCCGGTATGAGGGGGTAGGCCAC